GGCAATGGCATCAGCATGGTCCTTCAATGCAGGAGGAATGCAAATGCTTACTAGAGGACGCACTGGCATGGTGTGACCAAAGAAAGAAGGCTGGTTGAAGAAGGTGTGGTTAATCATTGCCTGGGGAGAGTTCGGTGGCAATAGCAAGAATCACATTAAGAGCTTCTATCCATCCATCAACATAATTTTGATGAATATATGCAATGTCTTTGACGTGGTTTCTTGGAGCTGCTTGATTCGCTAACTCACGAATGGCAGCGGCTAGCATCTCTTCGTGACTCACCTCACGGTTAAGTAAATCAGCATGAGTGAAGTAAGCATCCAGGATTACTTTGGCAGCAGGACTTAGTGGCGCAAAGTCACCAGTGCCATGAAAGCCTTGAGGACAAAGCGCCATGAACTCTTCGTCGGACAAATGGCTTAAATCGTTGGGTTCCAATGGGTTAGTCATTGTCCAGCTCCTTGACGAGTTTTTTTAGTGCTTTGAACTGTCCCCATGACAAATGAAACTTTTGATCACCGTGACTGCTCAAGTGAACATCAAAGCCATCATCGTTATGCCACAAAGACACTTCCATGAAATCATCTGGCTTTGCAAGGTGGTCAAACTTTCGCAAGTTTACAAATGCTGCATCAAGTTTGTAACGGGCTATGTCAGTCATGCCTTTTCTCCAAACATGGCATCAAGATCAATGCCATCTTCTTCGCTTGCTTCAAGGATTTCTTGAGTGAGCGTTTTGTTCAACATTGCCCGCCAACTATCATCTCCCCCAAAGCTACCAATGTTGCTAATCATTTCCATTGCCACGCAAAGCCTTGTTGCATCAGCAACTGTAAGCAATGCCTCTTCCATGGATTCAGTAAGTTGATGCTGCTCCAAGAATTCACTATGAATTTCCATCCATCTCGCTAAACAGCACAATGCCGTTTGACGGATGGCTTCATCACCATGGGCAACCATCAATCGGTCAATGCTTTGTAGTAGTTCTGGCGGAAGGCCAACTGTATCAGGATCCTCAAGCACGGGGGCAATCTCCTCGCTGATGCGCTGCCGATCGTCATTCTTGGCGCTGGTTGCCTTGCGGAGGAAGTCTCCAACGGATTGGAACATGGGAGAAGGGCAAACGATCAAGCAGTAGTCTGCCCTTCCTTGCGCCCATTGTCAAGCATCATTGGCCGATGGCATGGAAGATGCTTCAATGGCGCCGGCATTAGCCTCACGGTCCTTTATGTCACCAACGGTCTTGGCAAGGTCATCCAGGAAGCTCTTGTAATCTTTCTTATCTTCCTGCTTGGGCTGTAGTGCATTGAGCCCTAGAAGCTTGGCCTGCTCCACCAGGCAGTTCTTGGCCACGTTTAGGAACGATGGATCGCCAGCAATGGTCTCCACACGCACGATAGAAGGCTCGCCGCTCCCATCGCCCTCGCCTGCACCTTCAGAAGTAGTGACCACTCGCCTAGTCTTGCTTGATTGAAAGCTTTCCATTGCTAGGTTCTTCAGTTCCATTTGCTCCTTCAGGAGCCTGGCACGATGCACGTCAGCACTTTTGAGAATTTCTTCAGTGTATAGCTTACGAATTTCATTACGGTCGGCATTGACTGTTTCCTTGCTTAAGTTGAGCACGTTGGCAATTTGCCTGTTGCTAAGGCTTGCAGCAAGCAGTTCTGCTGTCATGTGGCGACGACGACCAACGCTTTCTTTCCCATAGGGAACTTTCCCAGGGCCAATGCCTAGTTCATTGCGCACTTGATCAATCTGCTTGGCAGTGAAGCCTGCTTCCATCAATGTCCTCACGCCATAATTGAGTTCTTCATCAGGCGTGGCAAATTCAATGTCTGGTTTGGCCATGGTCATCACTAGCTGACTTCCATTGTATCAGTCTTCCTCCCAATTCCAAACATAGCCGACTGTATAGCAAGTTTCGCAATCCCAAAGAAAACATTGTCCCCAGGAGTATTGCGGATAGTCGTCAACCAAGAAATCGGCGGCGAATTGATCACTTACAGTTTTATCCTCTTCAATCTCGTCGGGATCATCTGCTAGTACATAATGAAGGCGCCACTCCTGACCCTTCCCTCCGCAGTCTGGACATTTACGAGCCCCAATGTCGCCCTTAATTAGCGCACGAAGCTCTTCGGCTTGAATTTCAATGCCTCCGTAGGGAGAAGGTTGCATTGGTGACTTGAGTGGAGAACCTAGCCATTGTATCACGCTATCGGGATTACGAATAAATGGCTGTTATCGAGATTCCCAATAAAAAAGGCCGCGACAGCGGCCCTTGAAACAGTGTTTTGAAAATACTATTTTTTCGTAAGGGCAATAAAGATAACAGCAATAATGATCGTGATTGTCGATAGCAAGAGGGAAATCCAAAGTGGAGATAACACCCACCACCATGACCATGCAATCACATTGGTGAGTTTAAGGCCAACGAAAAGAACAGTTAGCAATCCGGTGAAGCCAATGCCACCGGAAGAAGAGGAAGAAGAAGCGCTCATGATTGAAGACGATGGGGGAAGGGTTACTTTGCAACAATGAAAACAGACTGGTCAATCATTCCTTTGGTCATGTAAAGTTGACCATCAATGGTCTCAAGGCTGAGAACGTGCATCTTGTCAATGTCCGTAATCAGTCGATCGTATTCCTCGTAGACTAACTCATCGTATGGTTCCTCTATGGTTTTGAAAACGCCTTGAGGTGTGTACGCAGTAAGTTGCATGGTTTCAGAACGATGGAACGGCAAGTGTTTTAGGAGCAGCATAGACAAGGCTTGTTTCCAGCGGAACAACTTCATAGTCGCCAAGACTATCAAGCAACTCTTTCGCTGCTTTCAAATCAGCTTCTTGTTGTTCATAGGCAGCATTGTACTTTTTCTTGCTGCGAGCTTGAAGACGAACAGTGCAATGTTCACTTTCGTATTTATCAAGGCCATCTTCTTCAAGCAATGCTCGAATAGATTCCTTGACGATGCCTTCTTGCTCATTGAGGCTCTTCTGCTCCTCCTTAATCTCCTGAAGCCTTTGCATCAAGCTTTCAAGGTCGTAGAAGGAGAACCCACTGTCAGTCGTGTCCATGATCAAATGCCAGAGGGAAACAGTGAAGGTGTGGAGAAGTTACGATCAATCAAGGAAACAATCTCGCTTTTGCTTCCCCTCCAATGACGTTCGCCATTTTGATCACGAGCGCCATAAAGCATCCTTGATGCAGGTGCAGGGCCTTTATCAGGAATGGAATAGCCGTAGTGGCTAATCACTTCAATTAGAGTGCCATGATGCTCCAACGACGGAAGCTTATCAGGCGCTTGAGGGGGAAGATGCATTGGCCTTCAACAAAGAACAAGCGGCGGCTGGTGCCGCCTGCTGACTATAGAAGAAATAAAGCCAATGGTCAAGAGGAAGGAGAAAAGCGCCAGCAGATCGACGGCCTTGGGGGCCTACCCTCTCGTGGCGCTTAGCGAAGGGAGTCTAACCTCCTTTCGCCCTCCATCGAACCTTCCCGGCATCAGCGCCGCAGGGTAGATGGTTCCAGGTTTCCCTAGGCGCGTAAGTGCGCGTGGAAAACCTTCAGAAAAAGGGTAAAGGGGGATTCTCAAAAGTCAAGGGGGTCGTATGCCGCTTTGTCAACTGGCACAACCATGGCATGCGTGATAGCATGAGCGAGCCTCTCAGCCCGTTATGCCCGAACCTCGTTTGATCAAGCTTCCTCGTAATGGCCCTAAGCCTGGCCAATCAATGGACGCATGGCTCTATGGCAAGGACAAGAACTGCCAGCGCGAGAGGGACGCTGAGCAATGGCGCAAGCAATCAAGCCGTGCAGAAGGCAGTGGCTCCTAGGTAGGGGCGAGCAACGGTCTGGAAGGCTTCAGCCTCTTCCCTCGTGGGCCAAGTATTGGATGCTTGCTGGAGGGTGTTGTTAGTTGATCGCCAAGCCAGGCACCAGCCATCCTCCATTTCAGCCACCACCAGACAAGGATCCTCTGGGACGATCACTGCTTGCCTGTTCCTTTTTTGGTGCTTTTCTGGCTGTCGTCAATGGGCGCATCAGCGCCCTCCAAGGCCTCAGGCACAGAAAAAGAGGAAGAAACTACTGTCTCCTCCTCCTTTGGAAGTTCTGTTTCAACGGGCCTTGTAAATCCTTTGTCCCAAATGATCACGGAAGCAAATGCAGCTTCTGTCAGTCTAGAAGAACCATTCCTCTTTTTCTTCAGAATCCGCTTGTTCAATGGGTGGAATGAATGGCTCCTCCGTAGTTTCTTCCATCGTGCCAGTGTATTCCCAAGAGTGGTACACTCGCGGATGTTCACCGTTTGGTCCACTTAAGAACGAACTGGTGATCAGGCCTTGACGACGTGCCACTTCCAGCATCTTACCAGTGGTGCTAATTTCAAAGCTGCCCGTGATGGCTGCCACCTGCTGACGGGAGAGACGTTCGTTCTTCCGCATGTTCACGGCATTAACCACCCGATCGAGAGCATCAAGGGAGCCACTAGCAGGCCCTGCATAGCGCCAGCCATAGGAAAGCGTGTCGCGCTGCAGATAGTGCTTGCCAGTGAGACCAGAGCGACTCTTGAGCCATTCCATGGTGAACTGATTTGGGTCGGGATTGTTCTCTGCCTTGGTGAGCTTCACCACTTCGCTCACGTTGTCAACAAAGCTAGTGCTATCTCGCAGGCCTCCACTCTTATTCAAGTGGTGAAGAATGATGATGCTACATTTATATTGATTGGCGATATCGCGCAGACCATAGATAACGTCACCAGCATTACTTTTTACTAAGTCCACGTCCATGCCAGCAAGACAAGCAGTGAGAGAGTCAATAGCAATAAAGACTGGCCGATTCTTCCTAACGTAATCTTCTAGCTGTTTCATGTGACCAAAGCGCCAATTCTCCCAGAATGCAACAGTGCCAGGCTCAAGATTGGCATCTTGATAACCAATCACGCCAAGTTTCTCGCTGGTGTCAACTAAAGGTTCGTCGCTTTGGATGATGAGGCTCTTGCCTTGCATGCAACGTCTTCCGCTCCATGATTGGCCTAAAGCAATGTTCAATGCCCAGTTGTAAACAATAGTCGATTTTCCAGTACCGCCCGATGCAGCTAAAAGCATCACACTTCCCAAAGGCATAATGCCAGCAATCAGCCATTCCCTGCATTGGTCTGCATTGGCAATGGTAAGAGCATCAATGGTTTCAATTTCTTCCCTACCATAGATGCGCGTTTTAGCTTCTTCAATGATCTTCTCGACGTTGCTTTGATTCATCTTCACGCCACGTTGCTCTAGCCAGTTGCCAGTTTCGTAGGCAATACGAGCATCGTTTGCATAGAGGCCGACAAAGTTCTCCACGGCTGAAATGATCTCTTCATACGCAGGCTTGCCATCAACACCACTGTGCTGGCTCTTGGAAACAATGGAAGCAAGCAGGTCTTCTTTCGTGGCTCCTTCTTCAATGTAGTCAGCAAGATCAAGGCCATCACCACTTGGAAGATTCCGCATTCCCAGGATCGTGGATCAGCGTAAAGCCAAGAGGCGCCTGGATTGTCCACCTCCACTTCTTTCATGAATGCCACGCCATGCTCGTCTCTATCAGGAGCAAGAACTAACTTCTTGTTCTTAAAGAGCGCAGAGTAGTCGCCATTGGTGCGATACTGCTTGCTGCCACCAAGAAAGGTGATAGAAGGAAGGCCAATTGCCCACACTGCTTCGCAAGTGAGTTCTCCTTCTACGACAATGATTGGCAAGCCAGTCTTGTCACTTTCAGCGATTGCTTCGTTATAGCGATAAGGCAATACGTTTGCTTTTACTTCCTGAAGCTGGCCTTTGTGGTTGGTGGAATTCTTGTCAATGGAAGGGAAGTCTTGCCAAATGTGCTTGCTGCCAGACTTGTCATCACGGTGGACAATGACAACTTCCTCGCCAATAGTATTCCTATAAGGGAATGTATAGTATCCAGGATCACGCTTTGGCTTTTCCCATCGCACCATTGGAGCCAAGGCATCCCTGATTTCGGCACGGTGAGCAGGAGACGTATCGTGCCAGCAGGAGTAGGCACCATTCTTTTTGTTGACGCTGAAATCGTTTCCGCCACAAGCAGGACAGATGAATTTCCCGCCTTCCTTGCTGGGTTCCAGTTGGTCCAGGAAGTCCAGGATTGAGAAGGTCATGAAGCAGGGATCGGGGAGCACCTCCCACTATGGCAGGCCATGGGCCATGCTGCAATGCTCTGCGGCCATAAGCAATCCTAATGAGCCAAACCGTTGCCTTGAGGCACCATTCCTGTATTCTGGCAAAGCCTACCACTTTTCACCTGTGGACACAAATTTCACGTCTCAATGGTCAAAGAAAGAGGATCCCACCCCAGAAGAACTTGTTGGTTACTTGCACAACAGCGAACACAAAGCATCCACTCTGCGCAAAGTTTGCTGGAATGGCGTAGAAAGAGAAATTCCTCCTACCATGGTGCTTGCTAATGATGGAGACGATTATTACACGCAAGTGTTTCGCAATCGTTTGGAATTGTATGCTTTTATTGACCAATTGCGATCTCAAGCTGATAAGATATGGCCTGCCGAAGACGCCTTCCAATTCTGGTGGGACAACGAAGGGTCCGGGATGCCCCCCAGGCATGACGAAGAAACCTCTGTTTATGCCGAGCGGATTGCGAAGATTGCATGGGCAAACGGTGCCTACGTCGGCTGCGGCGCTCAAGAGATGGCTTCATGAAGAAAAGTTACCACGACGAGCCCAAGACCAAGCGCCATGTCACACTCACGCAAACCGCTTCGGACCACCTTGATGCAATAGCCAAAGAAACCTCTCTTTCTCGCAGCGAGGCCCTTGAACGCCTCATTCGCTCCACTCCCGTGTGGGAAGCAGGCTTTGTTCTTTCTGACGAAGCCTGGCAATCCTGCATTGACCACACCAACGACTCCTCTTTCTTTTCCCCTGATGAAACTGTCTGAGCTTTACCACATTCTCACCATTGCAATGCTCTCTCATGCCGCACAAGATGCAGAAGTGTTGTTGCATTACGAACAAAGTGCCATGGAAGATGGCTTCTCCAGGGCCAGTTCTGAAGGCATTAGTGATGTTCGTTTGATTGATGACTGGGCTCTTCCTGGTAAAAGTATTATGACCGACGAAGGACCGCTCCCTCAAAGGCTTGTCATCTTCTACGACAACCACTTCAAGCTTGACTCCTCCACTGAGGAGGCATGACCCAAAGCTCTTTCCATGATACCATGATTGCCCTGCCCGCCTTCCAAATGGACACCCCCTCTTCTCTTGCTCTTGCTGATCGCATGAATGGCCTATTTTCTCCCCTCTCTATCACTGCTGAGCAGTTTCTCCAGGCCTACGACCTCCCCATCGGAGAGCACGTCGAGAAGAACTACAAGGGCCTTTCTTATCTATCTTGGCCTTTTGCTTTCCGCTATCTCAAGCAGGAATTTCCTAGCCTCTACGTTGCGTTTGAAGAAAGCACATTGGGCTGGCCAGTGTTTGGTCAAAATGGTTGCTGGCTTCTGCGTCCCTACCTTACGGATGGTTGCAGCCGCACTCCTGCGCTTGTATTCCCTCTTATGGACAACAAGCACAATGCTCTCAAAGAGCTTGATGCGCGGGCAGTAAGTGACAACATCCAGCGGGCTAGCGTGAAGTGCATTGCTACGTTCACTGGCCTTGGTCTCAAACTGTACTCTGGCGAGGACATCCCCAAGAGCGATGAAAAGGAACAGCCCAAACTCGCGCTGCAACAGGAAGCAAAGAAGCCTGCTCCGAGGGCAAGCACGAAACCGGCGGAGGCTTCAGCAACTGCTGCTCCTGCTGGAGACGAAGCAGCTCCTGCCGCCAATGCCGTCGAATTCGACGGGAAAGCAAGCCTTCTAGCCTTTGCTAAGGCCAATCCCTTTGACTATGGGGACGAGCGCTCCAGTATGATGGCCGCCAAGGATGCCCTTGAAAATCTTGGCCTCAAACGAGGCGAAGACCTTAAGGACAGCGGCATGTTTGCTAATGCAGTAGTGACCATGCTTTCGTCTTGGATGGCGAAAAACAACATCACCGTGGCCAAGGCTGCAATGGTGAAAGAAGTGGACACGCTTCGTGCCATTTGCACTGAAGGCACTGTTGATCAAGCCGTTCAAGCAGCGAAACTGTTTGTGGAGGGAAAAAAGTAGACACGGCGACGGCCTCCTTTGCGAAAGCATTTGGGGGCCAAATAGTCGTCGATGAATTTCACGATCCACTGTCCAGTCCCATTGAACTGTTCCTTCCTGATGGCCAAGAAAAAGCAAGCACCAATTGATTTTACCAAGATGGAAGCTTGTCCAGTGTGCAAGAAAAGCTGGCAAGGAAAACCTATTCCCCAGGAGTCAATTGACAACGGCTTCTACGATGCTTCCAGCAAGTTTTTCTCTAAGGTGATTGCTTTGTCTTCCCGCCAGGAAGATAGAGTATTTGCCTATTGTTGTCCCTTCTGTAACATCACTTGGGACCGTGATACAAACCAGCGCATTCCATCTCCACTTCGCCGTAGCCGTCAAGAGGAAAAAGTATCATGAAAAGTATTGGCATTCTTGAGCCTCCACCATTAGCACTTGTCAAAGGTTCGATTAGCAATGATAGATTTCTTGTGCAAGATAAAGGGATGAGTGTTGGCGAGATTTACGATACGGGGATAAGTAAAGAACCATGTTTTGATTTTTTCCAATTACTAATCAAAAACGGTTACGCAACAAGAAACAGCACTCACTACTCTTCGCTATCTCTTACCTACTGCAAAGGCAGTATTGAGCCTCATTGTGACGAGAGATTTGGACTTGTTGCTTTATGGCTTGTAAATGTTAAGCCATTGCACAAAAGTCAGCGAGGAATAGGTCTCAGGCCATCGCTTTACTCATCTAGGCAATGGCTAGAACTGCGCATAGGGGAAATTATTATTTTTGACGCGAGCAAGGAACACGCTTGGCTTTCCAATTACCACTGCTCTATGATCATACAAACCGTCAGGAGAGTTCGGGGGACTCGTCGTGTTGAATTTAACTAAGTTCTCCCCTAACCGCATTCAAATTGACAAGCGGCGGCATTACATCGCACCAGAGGGTCTCTCTATGGTGCCAGCCGGACTCGTCTTGCCTTCCGTTACGACCATAGCCAGTTCCTGCTCGCCCGTAGGCAAGATCATGGCTCTGATCAATTGGCGCAAGCGTGTGGGAGATCAGGAGGCAAATCGTCGCACTCGCAATGCAGTGGAGAGAGGCAATTGGCTTCATGCCGTGATGGAGGATCTATGGAACGGCGAGGACATTGAACAGCACCTAGAATCAAACCAGGCCTTTCGCCCTTACTTCCATTCCATTGAAGGCTTCCTAGAAACAATTGATCGTCCACTATTAGTGGAAAGTGCAATTGTTTGGTACTGCCCAATTAAGCTTATTGGTTATGCCGGTACGTTTGATATGCTGGCGGTTCTTAAAGATGGAAGGACTGTACTTTTGGACTGGAAAACCTCATACAAGGCAAAAGCTGAATATCAACTTGCTGATTACAAGATGCAGCTTGGAGCTTATGTCCAAGCAATTGAACAAATGTATGGCATTGAAATTGATGGAGCTTATTGTGCTATCGCTATTTACGATCCTGACACTGGCGAGGGAGAAGAGGCTCAAGTGGTTGCGCTTTCAAGCGCAGAGCTTGCCTGTCAAGCCTCCATCATGAACGACAAAACTGGCCGGTATTTTGAGCAGTTCTACCCAGGCGGCGTTCCCTTCGTCATTTCCATTGACAAGGGCCAGTAAAGCCGCTACATTGGGCAAGCCCTGAACAGGGGCACCATCCAACATCCTTCAAGGAAAACACCGTGGCAAATCGCCCTCCTATCACCGCAGCAATTGATCTCACCCCTGAGGTGCTGAACGCCCTCAAGCAGGCTGGCCCCAACGAACGGGGAAAGTACAGCCTTGACATGGCAGTTTGGGAAAACACCAAGTCCACTTCCGACCGCGCTCCTGGTTTTACTGGCAGCGTCAAGTTGAAGGGCGACAAAGGCGATGGTCCCAAGGGCTTTGCCAGCGTTTGGACCAACCTTAAAGGCTTTGCCAGCGTTCGGACCAACCTTTCAGTGTCTTCCAACGAAGTTCCTTTCTAAACCTAGCACTGGCCCCGAGAGGGGCCTTTCCTTTCCCTTCATCACCATGCTCCTCAACGACCGTCAGATCAGCAAGCTTGCTGAAAACGACCTGTTCATGCCTTTTGTAGGCGAAAAGCGCCGCACCCTTGACAATGGCACTAAAGCCATTTCTTATGGTCTTTCGCAAGCAGGTTATGACTTGCGTTTGTCCGACGCAGAATTTTTGGTTGTTGATAAAACAGCAAAGAAGCCTGGAAGGTATCTTGATCCAAAACATCCCAATGAGGCGATTTTTTACAATGCCCCTCTCTTCCACAAGAATGGTGGTAGCTTTTTCATGCTTCCTCCTTTCAGCTATGGACTAGGGCGCAGCCATGAGCTGATCTCCATGCCGCCCAATGTGATTGGCCAATGCGATGGCAAAAGCACTTATGCTCGCTGTGGCATCATCATCAACGTGACGCCAATTGAACCTGGTTGGGCTGGCCACCTCACCATTGCCATCTCCAATCCCACGCCACTGCCAGTGTGCATCTATGCCAATGAAGGCATTGTGCAAGTGATGCTCTGCCCCATTGAGGAAGTGGGCCAAGCTTACACTGGTCTCTACCAAAACTCGGCTAGAGTGCAACTAGCAGCCGTCTAGTAAATGAGCGCTCTTGAAGACGATTTCCTTGGGCTGTGGCAAAAACACAGCCCTTTTTTAATTCTTGAAAGAGAATACAGTGACATTGAAGCCTGGGAGCAAGACTACCAGCAGCGCTATGCCAAGTCGAAACGCAGCAAACGCTATCGCCTAGATTTCGCCCATCCTGCTTCTCGCACTGGCATTGAAATACAAGGTGGTGTGTACATGCGCGGAAGGCATGTCACTGGCTCTGGCTATGAACGAGACTGCCGGAAGTACAATCTTGCCTACACCAGTGATTGGACCATCTTCCTGCTTACTTCCACCATGACCAAAGACCCTTTTTGGCTTTCCTTAATTGCGCGTCATATTGATCCATCAAAGTAGAAGCTTCTTGCAGCAGGGCATTGGCTGCTTCTAGGTCAACATCCCGCTTGTCAAGAGCTTGACGCAGTTGCAGGTTTTCTAGCATCGAGCTTTGCACTGCTGTTTGCATGGAAGACCATCCTATTAATAGATTATTGGCCACTTCTTTTAATTGCTTCATGTCGGTGCAGTCTGCAATTGCCCTTTTGTTTACAGTGAGGGCAAACTCACGCTGTGGGCTATGCTCAAATGGTCCCATGACAGTGATGCGCGTCTTGCCATTGTAAACCATTTCCACTGGTATGCCGAATTTCATTGTGATGGTTAGGAGGCAGCTCCATAAACCATAGCCAATCTTGACAGAAGAAAAATGAGACGCAATGGGAGAGAGCCGAAAAGCGCCGGTCGAAAATGCCGTCATGGTACACTGAAGCGCATTTCCTAATGGCATGGCTTCCCCTAAAGCATCATGGCGCTGGTCTCCAGAGCATGGCCTGTGTTGGATTGACGGCCCGCCGAAGCCTGAGCCGCAGCAATGGCCCAAAGGGGCTGGCCAACTACTCCCGGCTTTGGTACACTGGCAATTCAACCAGCCCTCTTCCTCACGGCTAGATGACCTATTCAGTGCTTGAGCATCCGCCAGTCGATCCATTGGCTGATGGTAAAAGCTATTTGCGTCTCATTGATTCAATGGGAGATAGCTTATCAGTGATTAACGATGCAAGGCAATCGTTTGATGATGAAACAACAGAATGGACAGAGAAGGAAGACAAACTTCTTGCCTATCTGATGAAGCATCGCCACACAAGTCCATTGCGTGGTGTCACTTTTAAGTGGAAGGTGAAGGCTCCTATTTTCATTGCTAGACAGTGGTATAAACACACCATTGCCTCCACTTACGTTGATGATCAACTTGGCTGGAACGAGAAGAGCTTTCGATACTGCAAAGTGGACGAAAAAGCTGAGTTCTACACTCCAATTGATTTTCGCCGCCAAGCCAAGAGCAACCGTCAAGCCTCTGGAGAGCGCCTCTTTTCGCGGGAGCAGCGCTTGGCCACCGTTGTCTACACAAAGGGCTTGGAGGAGGCTAAACAGGCCTATGAAGCCCTGATGGCGATGGGAGTGAGCAAGGAGCAGGCTCGTGGCGTTATGCCTGCCTGCCTTTACACCTCCTTCGTTTGGACGTGCTCCTTGCAAACCCTGCTTCATTTCATAGATTTGAGAATTGGGGAAGGAGCGCAAAATGAAATTTGCGCCTATGGCCATGAGCTAAATAGGCTTGCTTTTCCCATTGCTCCAGAAGTGTTCACTGCCTTCAAAGAAAACAACTTCTCCCTTTGATCATGACAAACTCTGCCGTTCCGAATCGAGATCGTCAACACGGAGGCCTTGAGGCTGTTGGCATTGTCTCTCAGCAAATCAAATCCTCCATGCGTGAATCTGTCAACTGGGCGTCACTTGCGCTGCATCCAGCAGGGAAAGAGGCCCTCGACATGATTGCTCACAAGATTGCCAGGGTTCTTTCCGGCAGCGATCCTCATGACTTCCAGCATTGGGAAGACATTGCTGGCTATGCTACTGCCTTCATGCGTACATGGTCAGAATTGATGTACGGAGGCGATGGCGATGATGAAGATGAAGACGAAGAAGACGCGGATGCAATCAAGGATGAAACTACAAAAGAATCTAAGATTAACCTTGACACTTGCGAGATAGGTCAGAAGCTCAAACTTCGCAATGGAAAGATTGTGAATTATGAAGGAGCTAGTGGAAAATGTGGGTATCCTCATAAAGTCGGTTCTTATCTTTATACAAACAAAGGAAAATACTATGGTGACGACGAAGACGATGACTGGGATGTTGTAGAGATTCTTTCTTTGGAAGACGAAGAAGAAAAGGACTGTCCTGATGGCTTCTGCCCCATGCCCAATGTTCGCCAAGGGCCTGCAGTGATGTTTGATCCAGCCGATTAAGCTGCTTGCCACATAGAGAGAAAGGGGCCACAAGCCCCTTCTTTTTTTGTTTCATGGATGGGCAATGCTCGCTGCGTTGCCTCGCACCATGCCTCCCAATCAGACAAATCAGTGTGAGCGCTCACGAAGCTATTGGCATGAATCCACGACAGTAGAACTTCCTCTCGTTCTTCCGTCCAGCATTCCAAAGGTCTCCACCATTCAAATACTGGCAGGCTTCCCTTATCAGCGTTGCAGGCTAAACAAGATGGCACAAGGTTATGCTTGGCAAAATGAGCGCCTCCCTTGCTTTTGGGAACAATATGATCCAGCGTTAGCTTTTCGTGCCACTTGCCGCAATAAGCGCAAGCCGCTTGACCCAAGGGGCCACGCACAGGAAAGTCTTCAAAGATGCTCTTGCGAAAACGCCTTTTGGCGTCTCCAGGGCGTAGTTCTGACAATGAATGAAGAAGCTCGTTCGGGCCGTTCCTCATTCCCATGGAAGCACCAGGCTGTCTCCATTTAGTTTAACCCACAAAACTCCCGACCATGGCGGTGTAGAATAAGGAAAAGAATTGCTTGAGATCATGAAGGCCTGGCAAGAGGGTTTTGCGAATTTTGCGGCCACCTTGACCGCCGGAATGTTACTCGCTAGTGGTGCCTCGCTTGTTGCCGTTAGCAGCCAGCAAATGAGGGTATCAGCACAGATTGAAAGCATCACAGAAAAGCTCGGTGACCTCACGGAAAGCATGAAAGGCCTAGAAGGAAGGGTGAGAAGTTTGGAGATAAAGCGCTAAACTGGAGGCAAACGCATTTGTTGCCATGACTCCCGCTGAACTCATGCTTGTCGGTGCCATCATCGTCGGCGCCATTGAAACCATCATCGCTGCTCTTGACATCAAGCCCAACAGCACTGTTGAGCTAGTCATCGCCATTGCGAAGGCTGTGTTTGGCCCTAAGAAATAGAAAAGGCGCCGTGAGCATTTCCGTTCGTCTTTCCGACCTCTTCAAATTTTACAAGCATGGCTTGCCGCATCAAGATGCAGCAGTGAAAATGCTTGAGGAAAAGCTCATGGCGGCCTATCCTGATCTGATGCACAAGGATCAGGAATGGTTCAAGGTGTGGAGTCAGGCGGGCAAGCAAACCGTCAATGAAAAGCTTGTCCTTAATGTGCCATACGAATCGCAACGAGACAACAAGAGCGGGGCTGGTTTCCGTGAATGTTTCAGCAGCAGTGCTGCTATGGTTGCTAAGTTCTATGGAAAAGTGGGCGGTGATGATGAATACAATTTTATTCGCGCCCGTTTTGGTGATAGCACTAATTCTGCCGCCCAGATTCAAGCCCTTCGTTTCCTTGGACTTCATGCTGAATTCAAGCAAGCATTAAACGTTGGCAGTCTAGAGAAGGAGACCAGTGAAGGCCGTCCAGTGCTGGTTGGATGGTTGCACCATGGCAGCTACAAGGCACCCACTGGAGGCGGTCACTGGAGCGTTGCAGTGGGCGTTGACGACACCTCCATCATTCATAACGATCCCTACGGCATGGCCGACATTGTGAATGGTGGCTACAAAAGCGCCCAAGGTGGCAAGTACATTCACTACAGCAAACAGTATTGGCTGCCTCGTTGGCTAGTGGAAGGCCCAAGTTCTGGCTGGGGAGTGCTGATTAGCGAATGACTCTTGCAGCGCTAGTCAATGCCTTGCTTTATGAGCTTGTCAAAGGCTTGGTTGAAAGCAGGCCAGCCCTTGCCTTCCATCCATTGATCATTCGCCTGCTTGCATGGTGCAAGCCAGATTGGGAGCAATGGAAAACCAGCAAGACAATGGCCGATGTAGACAGGCAAGCCGTTCAGTTGGTGGAGCAATGGGAAAAGGAGGAGAGGCAAAAGGAAGACAATGCTCTCGTGGAGAAGGCAAAGGCCTTGTTTCCTGATGCCACTGTTACATCCATTGAAGCGCCAGTGCCCTCTGTGATGATCATCAAAGAAGCTCCTGCTGATGCAAGCGAAGGCGTAAAGGCATTAGGAGGAGAACTGCGAATCACTTCCCATTGGTCCTTAGAGGACTAAGCCTTATAGCAAGGCTGGAATGAGACTGGTGTTGCTCTTGATAAGATCTGCAGTGGATTGATCTGCCTTTAGCGCAACACTTGCCTCAAGAGCTAAGCCTTCCCTAATGTCTGTTTTGTCCACTGCTGAAATGTCAGCCGTCATCTTTGTCCATGGCGCTGATTGCAAAACAATGCCAGAACTATTTTTACGCACTGGCGTGTAAGTTGGATCTGCCACATATACAGCAGGTGCCACGTCAATGAAGATGGGCACCAAAATGCCAAGGTCAGTAGTTGTTGTTACGGAATCAGCCACTTTCCCATAGAACCCTGGAGTGCCAATGAGAATGCCGCCTTGAATGATCTCCACGCCGTCAATTGTGCCACCATAAAGAACTGCCCCCGCAATTAAGTAGCCTTCACTTGTGATGTACCATTGCACAGCATTCATCACTTCATCGGGCGTGTAATAGCGCAGGTCGTAATTAAGTGCAAGTGCAATGCGACTGTACGCATCCAAGGAGGTAGAGAATTTTGAAGCAATGAAATCTCTGGTTACCGTTGATAGTGAGGTGTCAATGAATGGTTCTGGCAGCAGCTCAAACTCAAAGCTGGTCAAATCTGTGGCAATTGCGCTAACTAGCTTTGCTTTGTAACCGTAGGCAATAGCATAGATTTGGAAAGTGTCTGTCTCGTTGATTTCCAAGGAACGTGCTGCATTAAGAGGCACCCAACCCAAGTCCGTGACGCCGTTTTTGACGATGTAAGTGGAAAGGGCTAAGCCGCCGGGGGTTTCAACAACCACGTTGGCGATCACGTTGACGTTGGCGCCTGCGGTGAGCCAAGGCGTGGTGCCAGCCTTGGCCACTTTTACTAATCCACTGCCACTATTGCTGATCGTGCCTGATACTTCGCAATCAGTGAACGTCACTGTGATAGGTGTGTTCGTATTGAACGTCAGATTGCCATTGATGGTCACGCCAGTGAGGTTGGTCGGCGTGGCTTGTGAAATGTTGCCAGTGACAACCACACCACTGGACAAGGATCCCGACAAGGTGACGTTGCCAACAATGTTGCCAGCCGTTAAGGTTCCACTGACGACTAGGGCGTAAGTGCTGACAAACGACAATCCGTTGGTAGTTGTAAAGGGATCAGGGCGGGTTAGGTTTGCAAGCAGGCTGAGGTTATCCTGCACTGCTGACCACACCTGCACCGCTGAACGACTGGCCGATAAGGTAATCGTGGACGCACCATAATTAACCGCCACGCCAGTCACGCCTGACGCATACAGGGCATTGCCATTTAGGTCATTAACTCTTGTTTGCGTGATTGGAATGGAGATGTCTTCTTTCAAATAGGTGCCAGTGAGACTAGAGAAGGTCCAGCCTTGCAGTCGAGCTACTAGCCGATAGGCCACGGGAACGGCATCGTAGTCGTAGGGCATGGGCACAGAGCCGCTGGTCCCTGCGAGCGTCAAGCTGGCTTGTAGTGCAGGGTTGTTTGGATCTGCGTTTAGATAGCCAGCAATCAACGTGCCAGCTTGTGCGCCGTTAAAACCAATCTGAGTGTTGAATACGGGCGGGTTGTACGCTGCATCAATCGTGACGGGCAGTTTCATGCTCATCAAATAGCGCCCTGCCACAGTTGTGGTTCCAGTGATACGGAGCTGGAGATCAACGCCCACGCTGGAGCTGAAGCCGCTGAGGGCAGCGCGAGCAGTTTCAAGACTGCTGTTGTTGGTGAAAGCCGTCCAGGCGCCAGTGTTGGCAGTGCCCCAGTTGGTCAGGCGGAACTCAACAGTCGTGCCAGCAGGGATCGGGTTGGTGCCTGCACCGAGGTTGTAGTTGAAATCGAAGGCGGTGCCAGTAAAGGCTGAGAAGCCCTTTAGCGCAAAGGCAGACTTGACAATGATTGAATCGCCTGTGGTCTGGTAGTAGATGCGCCCGAGGTTGTCGAGGTAGGTGCCACCCGTGAAGGTGTACATGTCAAAGGCGTTCTGCGCTGAGAACGGGCCGACGTAGACAGAGCCAACTGTTTTGGCAGTGTTGGATAGGACGACAATTGGTTGCACATCGACAAGGTTTGGAACGATAGATGTTGCTGTTCCAGTAGCAAACAGGCGATGCGGGCCAGCGATCATATCAATTTCAACGCCGCCTTTTGATGCGCCACCCGTGCCTGTTGTTGTTGCTGTGATGGAATCAATCAACAGCATCCGCAACAAGCCACCGCTGTTGGTGGTCGTATCTGCACGCAGATAGCTTGCGTTTGCTGTGGATATTCTTGGGTTTGTTATTGGAAAGAACGCTGTGATGGTGTTTAACCCTGTGTCAGAAGTAATAGCGTTAAGCTGTAATCCTCCGTCAATTGCGGGGTAGCCCTTGTTGTGAAAAACACAATCTGCCGAATTTGAGTCAATGTTGATGAAGTTGCGTGTTGCAAGACCACCACTCCAAATCTGGACGCCTCTAAAAGTGTTGTTTACGCACGACTGCACATACAACGGAAATGCGCTATCTGCCGTACCTGCGCTTGCAGAACTTGTCGTGGAAGAAAAATAAATGTTCTTAATGTCTTGGTTGGTAAGCGTTGTAGCCTGAAATGACATATTGAAATACAGACCATCAATCGGTGTCGCACAAGTAACTGTTTGCAATAGGATGGCGCGAAAGTTTACCGATACGCTTGAAATCCGATTAAACAATCGTGTTCTAAGATTGCTGATTGCTTGGGCATCTTGAATGTTTACAAAAAACATTGCAGTGCCAGATTGGGCCAGCGCAAAGTTGCCGTGCGTATGGATACTTGCAATAGAGCCAGTACCAATCAACGATTGACAGGTTACGCCAACACCGCCGCCAGAGACTTGATACTGACCAAATGAGCTGATTGTGTCTAAGTCGTAAGCACCGGAACTGTTGGTTATTGAGAAAAGCGCACACCCAAAGTTTTTAATGGTGGCAGAAGCAAAGTTTGTAAAAAAGGCTTGCATACGCAGCCCTGCACTACAAATCTGTATATCAACCGTGCCGCTGACGTTGGTGTTAAAGACCGAACCGTTACGAGTTGCGTTAGCCCCCGTTGCTGGAATCCAATAAACCGTTGTTCCGATGGGGAAACTAGCTTGCGCTGTTGTGCCTCCTACACCCCTAAACATATTTGTTGCGCTGACTGTCGTGCCTGATCGTGTGCCGTATGAAATGCGTTCGATTGTTGAGCCGTTGACTAACAACAATGTTCCGACAGCCGCTGTTGCAGAGGCATCGTTTGTAGTTGCTCCAATCGCTGCCGTAAGTGTAATGGCCTGTGCTGCCGTGCTAGTGATTGCCGCAGCCAGTGTGGTCTGCTGTATTGCAGCATTGAAATGGATGTTGGGGACTCTGACCCGTGCGCCTGTAGGTACTTTGGTGCCGTTTGTGCCATCGCCATGCGTTACCGCAGTGGTCACGGGGTTGAAGAACAGAACATTCCCAATGTCACCACTACCAACGACGGATGCGCTTATCAAGGAGCCAGAACGGACGATATAGCTAGACCCAGCCGCAATCACACCCCCCGCATATGTTGAACCGTCAAGTTCTTGGATGGTGATTTGGGTGGTAGAAGTGAAGACGGAGATAACAAATTCACGGGCAATGCTTGGAAGCTTAAATTGAATCCCCGTCATCGCAGATGCAAAGGCCGTGCCTGTGCCTGTGACTACACCTGCCGCCGAGACTGCTACCGTACCCGCTGTGGTGTTTGCGGCGTTGAATCCCAACGTATTGACCAAGCCACCAGGTACATCAAGCGGAACTGCTTGCCATACTTCCCAGACGTTTGTGCCGCTACCCGTTTCAACTTCAATGTGAGTCGGGTAGTCAATTGCTACACCGCCGACAGAGTTTGCAGAGAACAGAGTTTCGTTGTTTGTGCCTGTGCTGGTGCCGACTACAATCCAATTGCCACTAACTTGCAATTCGCCATTCTGGGTGGTGCTAAAACCACCACTGTTCAAACCGTTCTGAAGGTAAAACTCTTGCAGATGGGCAACGCTGGTGCTGCTATTGCTCACCGCAATGCGCCCCGTGCCAAGCGCCTGGATAAGATAGGGCTTGGTTGACCACTGCGAGTTGATCGTCAGCGTCACGCCATCTTGCACGTTGATAATGTCGCCTGTGGCGTAGGTGACTGCTGAGAGGTTTTGAGACGTTGCTACGTTGATTGTTGCCATGTCAGATGACCACCGGGACGCTAGTACCCTGCCAGACGCCACCACTCCAAGTGATAGTCTTCCGCAAGGTGGGTTGATTTGGTGCTAGATAGTTGACATGGGCAAGATAGCCAGTATTGAGTTCAAAAGTTTTTGCCGTGCCATCGCTGTAATTCACTCTCACTAAAGTGCCCCCAGAATAGACTGGCACTGCCCCAAGATATTCACGTTGGGCAAATGCCGTGACGACCACGCCAGTGTCGTTCAAGACGATGGTAGGCACCGCTGTGGGCTGCGTAATGGTCAGGCTTGCAGCAGTGGGTGAAACGACGCTCATCAAGGCCGCTGTGGGCTGCTGGAGCGTGATCAAGGGCTGATCAGACTCGACCACTGTTATGGCACAGGGTTGCGCTTCTGCAATGGAAAGGGAATTGCCAGCATTCTCGTAAATATCAACGCTAGCCGTTGCCGCTTCAATGATGGAACAATTCATCGTGTGTATCCTTCTTCTGCATTTAAGATGCCTTCCAAATAGTATTCCTTGATCAATGCAGTATCAGTGAGAGCCACGTCGTAGTAATTGTCATTAAGCAATGATGGCGTTTGAAGCTTCGTAAGCGCAAATTTCACCACGCCACTGGTAATGCCAGAGGGAAAGCTAATGCCAAAATCTGCCACCTTGCTTGTCCTATTCACATCCCACACTTGTGCTTCTACAGTCCACCCACTAAGGGAAAGTGCTGTGCCATTGGGCTGCTTAAACTCCGCTACAAATGACCAATCCTGCCCACGCTTGATGGGGTATTGGGGCGTGAAAGTAGCAGGACTGACACCACTCACTAATCCGCCCCTAAAGCTTATGCCTTAGTTTAGCAATGGAAAAGACAATTGGTGCCTACACTGTCCCGTCGCTTGATTTTGGTGAATACGCTTCATCGTATTCAGCGCCAATGGAAAGCATTGCCTCGCTTACATTCTGAGGAGCAAAGCCGCAGGCCATCATAAATTGATAGAAGGCACGGCACAATGCGCTGGGGCTTTCTCCGCTGTATGTGTGGTCAATTTGCTGGTATGAACAGCAGTCAACCATTGACCCTGGTTCGTCACTGAAGCGATGGGAAAAGGAATAGGAATTGACGGAAGCCATGGCAAAGAAAAAGGGCAGTCCGTAGGCTACCCCTTGATCATGCGCTTGTCAATCAGCCCTTGCCTTGGCCTCGCGAAAGTTTACGACCGTGGCTCGGCTTGGAATGTTTTCCATTGCCTTGCCTAGATAGTTTTGGTGGACCGGCTTGATGCTCGCGCTTAAGCGCTCCACTGCCGCCCTTGCTCTTGACCGTCATTGTGTTTGAAGAAGAACGCTATCAGCTTACAGCATTGCTCCAAGGAACGCCAGTCGCCTTCGTCGGTGCAGCCTGTTCGTTCAGTTGTGATTGGAGGGCTGCCTCGATCGCTGCTACGTCTAGCCTGTCCTGCGTCCAGCCAATCACGATTTCAGGCGTCAAGTCGGCGTAGGGGATGATGTTGTCTTCAGGCTGCTCCAGGCCGATGCTGCCGTAGGCGGAGCTGGCATAGGTGCCGTCGTTGGCAGAGAGGGTCCAGTGAACGGTGAAGACGATGCCGTCAGTGGTGGTGCGGTCGCAGGAGGCAATGGCCCAGGTGTAGGTAGTGGTCATAGTGGTGTGGTGGGTAGTGGCGTTGATTAATGAGCTTAGGGAAGGGGACTGCTGGGCTTAGGCGACCTTGACGATGATGCGAGCGCGCTCGTCATCCTCAATGGCGATGACCTTGCCAACGGCTCGCATGTATTCAGCCAGAGTTAGGTCGGCCTCGTTTTTAGCTACGCCTGTGATGCCGCCGTCTTCGGTCGCAATAGGGACAATGTATTGGCCGGGAGTTGCGCCTGTGACGTTGACCGGCACTTGACCAGCGAAGGCAATTCGATCAACCAGTTGACGGGCGGCTTCTAGGTCGGACTCCCACTGAGCAAGTGCATCAACATCATCAGCCTCAGG